GGCTCGGTCTCCCCCCCTAGTTACTCTAGGCCATCAAAGCCCTAGAGTAAGCTAATCACATAGATTAGCAGGGGCCCATATAGTGTCTGCCCCGCTCGCCCCGCGAGCCCCCCGACTAATAAAGGGGCTAGTAGCGACTGCGGTCGCTACTGCTAGGGTCGTCGTTGCGACGACGACTACGACGCCTACGGCGTCGTAGGGGGAGAGTTGAATGTAACGAATCTTGAGTGTTTATTGTGTTGTGTGTGTCCAGGGCTCCAAAGATTTTTATTAAGAAAAATGAACAAAGAAGAATTATATAAAAGAAGAGCTTTCAAAAGACTCTATTGGCAAAAAGTAAACAATTTAATAACAAATATACAAAAACATAAGCAAGCCGAATAAGTTCGGCAGGGTGAGAACTTATTTAGCTCCGCTTATGTGAGACTGCAAATGACACAACAAAAGTTTAAATGGGATAAATGGCAAGAGAAAGTACTTAGCCATGAGGGTAATATTACCATGCGATGTGGCCGTCAAGTAGGTAAGTCTGAAGTAGTCAGCGCTAAGGCCGTTAAGTTTGCCCTAGACCACCCAAAAACGACAACTATGATAATAGCAGCTTCCCAGAGACAAAGCAGCTTACTATTTGAAAAGGTGAGAGGTCAATTAGACCTACTAGAATCAAAAGGAGAGAGAAACTATGCAGAAAAACCAACGCTTACTAAAATCATTCTCAAGAATGGAAGTAAAATCTATTCACTTCCTGCTGGTAGGACAGGCTATTTCATCAGAGGATTTACCATTGACCTGCTCATTGCAGATGAAGCAGCTTATATTCCCGAGGAAGTATGGAAAGCAGTAATTCCAATGATTGCAGTTAGCCGACAGATTAGAAAACAAGGCTATATCATTCTTTTAAGCACACCGTTTGGAAGAGGGGGCTATTTCTTTCATTCTTTCACCGACCCCGACTTCCTTTCTATTCACGTAAGCTCTGAAGATTGTAAAAGAATACCTATTAAGTTTCTACGGAAAGAGAAACAAAGACTTACCAAAGCAGAATACGCCCAGGAATACCTAGGAGAGTTCACAGACGAATGGAATCAGTTCTTTCCAACTGCACTTATTAAAAATTGTATGACATTCATGGAATGGCATTTTAAAGATAGAATCCCAGGAGCACAGTATTACCTAGGCGTAGATGTTGCGAGATACGGCGGTGATGAAAACGCGTTTGTTATCTCGGAACTCTACAAGAAAAAGATTAAAATAGTTAAAGTGTTTACTACAAAGAGAGTCAGCACAACAGATACTATAGGAAGAATTGCTAAAATAGATGAAAAATACAACTTTAATAAGATATTTATTGACGATAGTGGTATCGGTGGCGCCGTTCTGGATAGTTTAAAGGATAAACTAGGCCGAAAAATCCTAGGACTCAATAATGCCAGTAAAAGAATTCAAGTACAAGGCAAAGAAAAACAAAAAGGGATACTTAAAGAGGATTTATACTCTAATACACTAATGTTGATGGAAACAGGTAAATTAGAGCTAATAAGTGATTTACCCATGCTAAAAAGCATGAAATCAATCATCTACGAGTACGGAGAGATGAAATACGACCGTAAAATAAAGATTTATGGAGATTATAGTCATATAGCAGAAGCCGTAGTCAGGGCCGCATGGTGTATGAAAGAAAGAGGACTTAATATTTATTTATACTAAATGTTTCAGAAAGCGAACTAATGGAGGTATGCGATGAAATTAACAAAAAGAAATTTAATGAAAATTTATTCAATAAGTGAAGTAGGTCATGGAAGTTATGCTGAGGGTTTTTTTACTGCATTAATATTTTTTCATAAGATGATTAGTAATTTTTTAAGAGAAAGAAACTTATTAATTGAGTTTTATAATTATCTTGCTGAAAGTAAAAAAAAAGCAAAGTTTCAGAAACCTACTAAGAAATGAATAAATTCAGAATTAGAAAAATATATATATTTAATACCTTATAACAATTAACATGGCATATATAATGACAACAGAGGCAGAAATTGAACAAAAGAGCGGAGCAGGAGTTAATGCAGTTTTTGATACGACCATGATGACAGCAGCAAATCTCAGGGCAGAATCTACAGTCAACGCAATAGCACGATACAATTTCTCAGACGGTTACGCAGCACTTAATGTTGATGTAAAAGGCATATTAAGTGATGTTTGCAGTTCTCTTGTTGCAATAGAAGCCATATCCTATGATATGTCAGGCTACACCTCAAGAACTGAGGCAGAAGATATGATTAATGTATTGCGAGACGGCGCATTAAGAGGATTAAGTATATTAAAAGATAAAAAGGTACAAACCTTTATGATAGGAGCTTAAAATGTTTGAACATAATTATAAAGACTATCCTGAGCTGACTAATACAGAACTACAGGTATTGCGGTTTACCTCTCCGCATATACAAATAGAGCAAGATTTCTCAGCTACTGTGGTCAAAGTTCATGACGGCGACACTATAACATTGAGAATAGAAGAAAGAGATTTCGACTTTCCTTTAAGGTTTTTAGACATAAACGCTCCAGAACTTAATGAAGAGGGTGGAAAAGAAAGCGGAGAATGGCTAAGAAACCAAATACTAGGCCAAGAAGTCGATATATTAATAAATCCAGACAACAGAGTAGATAAATATGGACGTTTGCTCGGTTATGTTATCCATAGAGGTATAAATTTAAATGAAACAGAGGTCAGACTAGGATATGCAACACCGTTCGACCAAAGGCAAGAGGGTAAAATTGAAGACTTTAATAAAATACTTAAAGAGGGTAAAATTGAAGACTTTAATAAAATACTTATGGAGGTTAGTATCTAAACTAATGGCAGGAATGAATTTCGGGAGCTTATTCCCAAGTAAAAGCAGATATGCAGACGATGGAGAACTAATCACAGCAGGAACTCAAGACTACGCAGGTAAATATCAGACACAAGTAAGAGGATATGCCACAGTCGCAGGAAACTCAGCAAGTTCAATTTACACCGTCCCTGCTGGCAAAGTATTTTATTTAGCTCATTATACAATGAGCGTAGATGGAAACGTGGCAAGTTCTGTTAATTATGACCTTTACACAAGCCCAGCCTCAGAAATAATGATAAGAGTAGTTAAACCAGCTTCAATCACTGCAGCATGGGAAGTAATAACTGCAACCTTTACAATGCCTTTAAGGATTATAGCTGGGGAAAGTGTATCAATAGGCTGCAGCAATGCAAATGGAAATGCTACTTGTAGCATTTCGGGGTGGATAGAAAATGCCTGAGACTGCAATAACACAAGCTATAGCTTCAGACCTTAGCTCAGTAATGGTGGACTATTCAGTCGGACCAGTTAATATCACAGGAGCAACAGGCCAACAAGAGACACAATGGATAAACACAAACTGGGCCAATTATTTTGGTTTTTATGTAGAAATCCCAGAATTACAGACCGCAGTAGACGCAAAAGCAAACTGGACCATTGGCGCAGGATATGAAGCTTTAAAAGATATGAACGCTTTAATTTTAGGTAACATTAAAGGTAATGGGAAAGATTCTTTCAATAGTATTTTAATGAACATGATTCGAATGTATACAATAGGTGGAGACGCTTTCGCAGAAATCATAAAAAGTGAGGGAGTCTTAGCTAATCTAAAACCTTTAGACCCTGGCTCAGTTAAAATAGTACAAAATAACAAAGGCCAGATTATAAGATATGAACAAGTCGACAAGAACTGGAAAACAAAAATAAGATTTAAACCCGAAGAAATACTTCACCTATCAAGAAAAAGGATAGGAGATTCAATACACGGCATATCTGTAGTTCCTAGCGTTAAATGGATTATCTTAGCACGTAACGAAGCCATGGACGATTGGAAAAAAGTACTACATCAGAACATTAGACCTAGATGGAAGATAGCACTTGACACCGACGATAAAACAGAGATTGCTAATTTTAAAACTAAATACGATTCCGCAAATGCAGGCGGAGAAAACATGTACATTCCAAAAGGTACAGTAGAAGTAGAAGTTCTTGGAGTAGCTCCTAATGCTACCTTAAACCCGATAAATTGGATTAATCAACTAAACGACTATTTTTTCCAGGCCGTTAATGTTCCCCAAATCATTATAGGTAATGCGAAAGAGTTCACCGACGCAAGCGGAAAAATAGTCTATTTATCTTATGAACAAAGCGTTAAAGGCGAACAGTTATACATAGAAGAACAAATTTTAAATCAATTAAATATAGCAATAGAACTTACATTCCCTGCTAGTTTACAACAAGACACAGTTTCTGATACTACAAGCGAAGTAAAAGAAGAGCCACAGGAACAAGCAACACAACCAAATGACACCACCGCAGAAATGGAGGGTAAAAAGTGAAAAAGAAAGAAATAGAAGAAATAAAATATAATATTATCAACTCATTACTAGCAGGTGGCTTAACACTATTCGGAGCATTTACAAGTGGCGGTTCAATAACATGGGAATCTTGTTTAGTAGCTTTATGCGCTTCATGTCTAGTAGCTTTAGCCAAGTTCCAAAAGTATTGGGAAACCAAACCTAGAGGAAAGAATAATAAAGGACAATTAATATTTTGTTTTATATAATATGACAATAAAAAAGATACAGGTTAAACAACCAAAGCGAGACGCACAAGGCAGAACAGAATGGGATAGACGTATCGCTGCAAATAAAGCTAAACTAGCAGGTACAAAGGACTTTACACCAAAAGCTAATACACCAACAGGACAAGAACCTAGAGATAGTCAACCTACACCTAATCTTAATAATGTAACAAAAGCAGCAACAGTACAACCCGAACAAAAAACAAATATAGTCGAAAAGTATATAGCAGCAGACAAAGCCGCAGACAAAGAATTTGTAGAACGAATGGGTAATGTTGTTGACACGTTCAAAGCAATAGGCCAAAATGCAGTTAATGGTAACATTTTTGCGAGTATACCTGTTTCAGACGAATATCAAGATACAATAATCGGGGAAATAGCAGGAGTTTTAACAACACCATTTATTATAGGAGCTCTACCCGCAGCAATAGCAGCAGGCTCGGTCTTAATTCCCGCAGCAGCAGGAGCAGGAACAGCAAGTTTAACAGCTACAGGCTCAATCGGGGCAGGTGGTTTAGCTGCAACATTCGGCAAAAATGCAGTCACACTAGCATTAAGCCGTAATATATTAAGTAAAGCAGGATTTAGCGTAGCAGCTATATATTTAATAGAAAAAGGAAGTTCTTCTTACGTATTTGGAAGTTTCCAAATCGCAGAAGCTATGGATAAAATAGGTTATGCTCGTTCAGCAGCAAGAGAAGCAGGTCGAGATGATTTAATAGACCAATTGAACCAACTAGAAATGGAAATCTTAAACCCTACAGGGTGGGATAAAGTAGCACAAAATACACCATGGGTCACTTCATGGAGAGGAACTCAAAAGAATTTAGAAGCAGCTAAAGCAGCTTCTGCAGTATATAAGAAACTTGATGAAGATAGAAAAATCCAACTAGAAACAGGCGAAACAGATGACCAACGATGGGATAGACGACAACAAGAAGAAGCAACTTTAAAGAAAGCAGCACAAGATGAAACAGCAGCTAATATCTTAGCAGCTCAGAAAGCAGCTAGACAAGCAGATATAGACGGAAGAAACAAAGACGCTAAATTCTGGGACGATAGAGCAGAAAAAGAAAGAAAATTAGCCCTAGAGGACCAAAAAGCAATGGCAGATTTCTGGCTTGCTTATGATAAAAAGAAAGCACAAGAGTATGATAATAACAGACCAAGTAAACTAAACTTCGGTCTAATATGAGGTAAAATGGAAGAAGAAAAACAAGAAGAAAAACCACAAGAGGAACAGACAATAGAACAAAAAAGGCAAGAAATGACAGAAGACCTTGACTTAGATATTATAAAAAAAGCAGAAGCAGCAGCAGAAAGAATCGAAGAGGGTGTCGCAGCTATGCAAAAAGAAGTTAGAGTTTTACAAAGACTTAAACTTGATTTAGTTTTAGGTGGTAAAGCAGACACAAATATCCCACCCCCTGAACAAACAGACGCAGACTATGCTAAAAAGGTGATGGCTAATGAAAAAACCAAATAAAGATTTAAAACTTAAAATCGGTACACCTAGAGAAGCAGCATGGACCAGGTTAAAAGATAACATGAAAGAAAAATTAATCCAAGGAGAAATGGAAAAAAAAATAAATGAACTTATTCTTAAGCTTGCTGAGGAAGAAATAAATAAAGAGAAAAATTTATAAACTTTATTTACACCTTTTATTTTATGGCAAACGCAATGGCAGTTTTAATGATAGAAACAGAACTACCGATAATGATGACTTGTGCCGAGGGCACAAGTATAGCTAAGGGTCAATGTTTAAAATTAACAGACCCATTTACTGCAATAGCAACTTCAGCAGGAGATGACGAATTCGCAGGAATCGCAGCAGAAGAAAAAATAGCTAGTGATGGTAAAACAATGATAGCAGTTTATCGGGGCGGAATCTTTAAGGTAGAAGCAGGCACTACAAATGTCTCAGTCGGAAAACCAGTAAAGATAGAAGCAAACAACGAATTTACAGATACAGCAGCAAACAACTCAGATTTAGGTTATAACTGGGGAATAGCTCTTGAAACAGCAACAAATGGCGAGACATTTTTGTTAGACCTAGGAAGAGGCAACTAAGATGACATACGACTCAGCAGGAGAAGCAGACATTCGAGGAATTAATATTGATAAATTAGCCAAAGGTTTTGGTGAATTACTACCAACCTTTAAAGCATACGCTAACAAATCAAAAACATCATCAAGAGAGATTCGATGGTACAGAAAAGGTTTAAGCCTTGCTACAGCTATGAACGCTATAGACTCACCAACTACAACAGGTGTAACAGGAAGCTTAATTTCAAACACATCATACAAAGCAAGACCAGTAGTTATTGAGCAATCATGGGAAAGACAAACATCATACGTCAGGAAATATATGGTAGAATCACCTTTAATCTCTATCGAAGATATTAAAGACTCAGATGTCGATATTCTAGCAGGTAACGTAAAAGAATTAGTAAAAGCAGTACACTTTAAAGTGGACCGTAGACTTTATGATGTCTTAACAGAAGCCTCAGTATCAGGAACACCAGACCCAACAACTGTAAACGATACAGCAGCAATCGCAGGGTGGAGCACAACTGCAACATGTAACCCAATTAGTGATTTAATGAATGCTAAAATGGAAATTTACGCAGCAGGTTATAATCCTGAGGGTGCAATATGTTTGATGAATCAATCAGAACATAAAAGTTTACTTAACTTTTTAATCAATGTTAAAGGGTCTAGTATTCCTGCAATGGCAACAGAAAAAGCTAGAAGCGGTGTAGTTATGTCTTTATTAGGATTAAAGATAGCAGTTTCACCTAACGCCACCACAGACTGGGTAATAACTTTCGTGCCAGGTACAGCTATGACATGGAAGCAATTTATGCCTCTAAATTCAGCAGTTATAGACGAGCCAGGAATCGGTAAAAAAATCAGAGTCTGGGAAGAGGGCGAGGGAATGTTAACAGACCCTCTAGCAGTGCACATACTAAGCAGCGTGAATTAAAATGTCACAAGAAAGCGCACGTGTTTTATATAAACACCGACTTTCTCTAGGCAAAGATGTAGACGACATATTAAACAGATACCCTATACTAGCCGAAGAAAAAGTAGAACAACCAAAAGAACAGGAGGCAAAAGAAAATGGGAAGAAATCAAAGAGACGAACCAAGTGAAGACGCAATCGCAGACAGCACAGACGAAGCCTCTAATGTTACAGCAATAGGCCATTTAATCGACGCAATGGAAGAAGCAGGCGTTATAGTGAGGTCTTAAAATGGCAACTACAGATATTCACCATATTACAGGTGATTTAATAGACGCCAGACATGCAATAGCTTTCCTAGGGGGAGACTCAGACGATTACATGCAAGTAGACGCAGCAATAGTAGCCAGAGTAGCAGCAAACGATACTACAGGAACATTCTCGGCATGGGTAATGCCAAGAGATAAAACTTCAACTATGACAATCATAGGCGCAGGCGATAAAAACGCAGTAGAATTCGTAGAAGTTAATGTAGAAGCAGGCCTTTTAACATGCAGATTAACAGACGCAACAGTCGTACAGTTCGTATCACAAGCAGACGGAAATTGTATATGCCCACATCATTGGAGTCATATTGCAGTGGTCCAAGACGCAGGCGACCTCGGTGTAAGAATGTATATTAACGGCGAGTTAATAGCTTCAACTAACGACACAACAACAGACGTAACATGTTGGCTAGATGAAACAGACGGAATAGACTCAATGAGAATAGGCGCAGCTAACAAAGCAGGTAATGATAGTGTTACACAAGAATTCGTAGGCGGAATCTCAGACGTTAAATACTGGTCAAAAGCACTAACAGCAGATGAAGTAAAGCGAGACTATAATGGAGTAGGCGTTTCAGATGATGGTACATACTTACAAAATCATTGGAAATGGCGAGACGATTACACAGACGACGGTTTAGGTAATGACCCTGCAACAAGCGTAGGCGCTAACATACTCAGTCACGGGTATTGTGAATTTGAAAGCAAATTCAGAGCAGCAGGCTTCGTAACAGCAGACTACCCAGTAGTAGCTATAGATAGCCATGATAACGGACACTGTATAGTAATCAAAGCAGCATAAAATTTATATATTCTTTTTCCTTTTTTATTTTTATGACATACGTATCTAAAGGCTCAAAAGAATTAAAAAGGGATTGGCCTATCACATTAGGTCTTACTGCAAAAACAACTAAACAAGAGGGTAAGATTATGAATCTTGTTCCGAAAGAATCCAATGTATTAAGAAAATATAAAAGAGGCTTAAAATGAGTAGAAGTGAAAGACGTTCTAAGCGAATCCTAAGTGGTTTAAAAGAACAAACCCCAAAAGTAAATAATATAGCCCCTGATTATGTTATCCCTAACTATTCAGGCACTAAACGTGACCCACAAGAAAACCAAGAATTAGCCACTAAAAAATATGTTGATGATAATATAGCAGCAGGCGGTATAGCATGGAATACTCCAGTAAATGCTAGTATCGTTCCAGATACAGATTTAACTTATAATGTTGGAAGCACAACTAAAAGGATGAATTATTTATATACTCAATATGTTACAGGAAATACAAATGCAGATAGAATTAGTTTTGGTTCAGGAGGAGAAGTTCAATTATATACTAATAATGCAGAAAGATTAGCAGTTTCCGATTCAGGAGTTCAATTAGGTAATGCAAACGCTATAGTTACTACTATTTTAGATGAAGACGCAATGGGAACTAATAGCAACACAGCACTAGCAACACAACAATCTATAAAAGCATACTCAGACGCACATTCTACAGACAACACTCAAGCTCACACAGATTATTTAATAAACAGCGCAGCAGATGTAGGAGTCGGTTTAACATTAACAGGCGACAATAGCAGCGTAGATACAACTTATGTTCCAATGGTATTATATAATACAGATGACACACCACCCGCAGCAAATACAGTACCTAGAGGTACTATTTATATACAATATACAGCTTAAAAATGAATGATTTCAGAAAAGATAAAAAGGGCCGTATTTTTATGAAACACGGCAAACATGAAGAAGAGTTCTTTCACTGTGGTTTATGCGCAAATAATAAAAAACTTAACAAAGTATGTAAAGATTGGCCTAAACTAATGAGGGACGTATGGCAATAAGCGATAGTGTAGTTGCGTATTGGTCTTTTGACTCTGATATGACAGATGAAGTTAATTCTTATGACTGGACCAACTCGGGAACTTCCGACCTAGCAGCAGGTAAAATAAGCCATGCCCGAGACTTCACACCAAATGATTATGCTTATTTAAACAGTACAAAATCTTTAATGATACCTACTACAAATAATGATTGCTCAATAAATGTATGGATAAACCCAGACACCACAGCAGGAACTACTATAATATATGATGAACATGACTCAGGAGGAGGCGGTTTTATTATTAGATTATCAGCAGGTTTCATAAATATATGGCACGACGCAACATCTACAAGCGGAGCAATAGGCATAAGCGCTGGCTCATGGCAAATGATTACCATTACTTATGACGGCACAGACTATAGACTATATGTTAATGGAACCTTAGACAGTACAAGCTTCCCAGTTACTAAAAATGCTACCAAAAACACAGCAGCAAACATATATATTGGTAGATACAGTCATGCAGCTTCTGGATATTTCACAGGCGGTATAGACGAATTAACAGTTTGGGCAGGAAAAACATTAACTCAAGCAGAAATAACAACAATATACAACGATGGAACAGGCCTACAGTACCCATTTACAGAAGCAGGAACAAACACACAAATTAACATCGGTGATGTTTGGAAAGATGTAGAGGGTATACAAATTAACATAGACGATGTTTGGAAAGATGTAGAGGGTATACAAATTAACATCGGTGATGATTGGAAAGAAGTATTTTAAAATAAAGTAGTATATGCGCCGTTCCCCGCGCCCCTTTCTAAAAGAGCTATTGACTAACTAGAAAAGGTCAATAGTTTAACAATCGTATATTCCCACGCTCACTTCATCTTGAACTTATTATAAATTTTACTGATACATCAATAAACTTTATTAATAAGCTTCAAACGATTCGCGGGCCCCTTTCGATTCTTCATACTTATAGACAAACACCAGTAAAGTGAGGTGTTTGTAAATGAAACAAACTAATAAAGAAATAAATAAAATAAGTAAAAAAGTAACAACAATAAGTATCAATAAAGCTAACTATGAAAACGTAAGCTTAGGTTTAGCCCTATGGTTAAACACAACTAAAGATACAAAAAGAGAATATGCTTGCCTGGTAGATAATAAAGGTAATAAGTTCTACTTAAATAAAGTTAAAGTTGAGGCCTAGTTGCCTTTTTTTTTTATGCCTCATTATTATCTCCACTACTACTATACTAGTAGTGGAAAGAAAGGTACCCAAAGAAATTATTAATTTAGCATATATTAATAGCCCTCTAACTAAATAAGTATTAATTAGAGCCCCTAGTATATAAACAAATCTATTCTGTAAAATATATATTGCTCTGTAAGAATCTTTATATAGTATAGTAGTAGTAGTAATTAGTAGGAGGTAAGAAGAGGTAAACTATACATGCAAACTACAATACCCATGTATGGTTTTCTTTTTCTTTATTACAATTATGGTGAAAAAGCAACTCATAAGAAAAAGTGAAAAGAGAGTTTTAATTTATCTCAATCAAGTACATATAACTAAGTGTTATATTACAATGATTGCAGCAAAACTCGATATTGATTACAGCTATTTAATTAAAACATTAAACAGCATGCAACATAAAGCATGGGTCAAGAAAAACAAAGGTCTTGCAACATACAAGAGTTTCTATAAATTAACAGAGCTAGGATTTAAGATGTTAAGTCTAGCAAAACAAGAGGTAAAAGAATGAAAAAAGTAGAAGATATGAGTCTTTTTGAGCTTATCAAAAGCCTAAGAAGCAAAGAAGAACATGGGATTATTGACAATAAGCTAATGATGGCTAACCTTATAGCTGCAATAGCTGTCGAGCTACATCGACAAAACAAGATACTAAGAAACATAGAGGAACACTTAAGAAAATGAAGATACTAATAACTGAAAAACAAACAATCCCTGAGGGAGCACATGAGGGAGCTATTACAAGAATAGAGTACAGAGATACACCATACAACTATACAGATGTTGTTATTGCTTTAATCATCAATGAGAAAAGTATTGACCTTAAAGCAGGCTATCCAACAGCAATAAGCGAAGAAAGCAGCCTAGGTAAACTGTTAGCAAGATTCGGAGCTACCCTTATGCCAGACACAGAGATAGACCCCGCAGACTTCTTAGTCGGTAAGCTATGCAAGTTCATAACAACAGCAGACGGTCAGTTCAGTAAAGTTATGCCTGAGAGCGTGAAACCAAGTGAGCATAAACAAGCTTGAGCGGGTAATGTGGAGACTTAGGAAACGTAACCCAGGCAAAGTAGAAGTCACCAACTCAGAGCTAAGGAGAGCTATCATGTATGAGATAGGTACAGACCAAACAACATACACAAGAAACAGAAAAGCATTGATATTGATAGGGTGGCTCAGAAGTGGTAGTAGTAAACAGAGAGTTAGATTCACAGATGAAGACCTATAGCTCATTAATGCTATATCTTGGGGGAAGTCCACCTCGCCGTTGGCTCGGTCTCCCCCCCTAGTTACTCTAGGCCATCAAAGCCCTAGAGTAAGCTAATCACATAGATTAGCAGGGGCCCATATAGTGTCTGCCCCGCTCGCCCCGCGAGCCCCCCGACTAATAAAGGGG